GAATGCACCGTGACTTCCATCGCATTTGCATTTTCCTTGGTCGTTTTTACAGCCCAGCTCTTTTTATATTTTCCTGTCTTAACCGGAGCACCTGTCTGTACCTCACTTTTGGCTTTATTACCTGCTTTCTTCACAGCGGCCTTCATATCCTCTGTCGCAAGGTCAGCGTATTCCTGCAAACCTTCCATAATGACATGCGCCATCTGATCGATTTTGCATCTATCCGTTGCCATGCTTACCGCCTCACTTTCCTGCAGCTGAATTTCAAACACTTCTTCTTGAAATTTATATGATCCACGTTCGTAATATCATAAATCTCATCCCTGAAAATAAGTCTATGAGTAGTGGACTCAATTTCAGATGCCCTCCTGCAATAACGAATCGTTACTGTCATGCCCACATCCTCAACAATGGTTCCGGCTTCTTCCTTTTCCTTGGAGCTTGCCATACCCTCACCGCCAATCGTGGCGTGACAGGTATAGAAATCTTCCCAGCCATTCTTATGATTTCCGATAGAATCTGTAATCACAGTATTCTTCTGAAAAGTAACCTTCTCATTTAATAATCC